GACAAGGTGGGTTACAAAGCTACGGACTCAGTTCCGGGAACCTACGAGCAGTACGATGGTGCTTGCACTGTCAACATTATTCTTGACAATGAGAACATGGAGCTTCTAAAAGCTACTGGTTTTCCTCGTACATTCAAGCCTGACTCAGAGGGGCGTGGAATGGTGACTAAAGTTGATCGTAAGTTCAACAGTGGCTTTGACTTTAGTAGTGGCGCACCAGAAATCTACAAGGCTGGCAGTAATAAGCCTTGGAACTTTGAAGATGGTGAGCTAGGGAATGGCACTATTGCTGATGTCTACCTGTCAATCTATGACACTAAGTACGGTACTGTTGGTAGCCGACTAGATCGTATTGATGTTCATGATCTTGTGGAACACACTGGCAGTTCTGGGATACCTGTCTATGAGTCTGTGGGTAGCCCTCCCCCTATCAAAGCATCTAGCAAGGTTTTAGAAGACCAGATTCCCTTCTAATGAAACAGAATTGGAAAACCCTAATTGATGGTGATATCATAGCCTATCGTGCGGGGTTTTCCTCTAACGAACTTACGCTTGCTGAAGCCTTGTTAAAGACAGATGACTTGGTGAATAAAACTTTAGAAGACACAAATTACTTTACTGAGGGCAATCATCAAGTCTTCCTCACAGGTAAGGGTAACTTCAGGTTTGATATAGCAAAGACAGCTAAGTACAAAGGCAATCGTAAGGACTCGGCTAAACCAGTACACCTACCCGCTATCAGAGAGCATTTGTGTGACAAGTATAATGCAATCGTTAGCAGTGAGGAGGAGGCAGATGATCTGATAGGAATAGCAGCAACTGACTACGGTAAGAATGCCCTTGTTGCTACTATTGACAAAGACATGCTGCAAATACCTTGCTTTCACTACCATCTAAATAAGAGGTTTGTTTCTGTCGTAGGAGAATTTCAAGGACTTAAGTTCTTCTACACTCAGATACTTACTGGTGATTCCGCTGACAATATTATTGGCCTGTATAAGTGTGGGCCAGTAAAAGCAAAGAAGCTACTGCGTGACTGCAATACTGAGACTGAATTGTGGGATGCTTGTGTTAAGGCATACGATGGTGACGAAGAACGTGTCATTGAGAATGCTAGGCTTCTGTGGCTAAGAAGAGAAGTTGGTCAGATATGGGAGCCACCAAGTGTCTAAGACAAGTGCAGCTAAAGCTAAAGGTCGTACAGGTCAACAAGAAGTAAGAGACAAACTACTTGAAACCTTT